TCTGGAAAACGCTCGTTAATTTCCTTCAAGGCTTGGCCCTGTTCTTTCAGTTGTCGCATCAGTTCGACATCGGCATCGCTTATCTTCGCCTTGTGGTGATGCTCACCGATGGGATGACCGTAATCAGAAACAGGTACATAAACTATTCGCAGTTTCTTTTTCTGGATACTCTTTTTGCCTGTTACTTTTCTGGTCATGGTCGCACCCTATTTGTAGTCTGCTGGCAGTGTCGCTACCGATATGCCGTTGTCATCACACCATAGCCTCATAGATAGTGGTGATACGTCACCCATCGATTCAACGCCCATGTTCTTTTTGATCGCATGCCAGAGCCAATCATCCAGATACCTTCGCTGTAGTTTATCCCAATACTCTCTGCCACCCACTGCGCTCTCACCTTTTTGGTGCTGTAGGGTGTGGTGATTGTGACAGCCTGGTATCGCGCTAAACTCTGGCTTGATTCCTGTCCCTGCACCGTTAGCCACCCTGCGAACGTGCATAGCGACCACATCACCACCACAGACACCAAACTCTTTTACCGCGCACGACTGCTGTCTTATCCACTCGAGGAATGCCTTGTCGCCACCGAGTACCTCTCTCACTCTTGGGTTGTTGAAGAAGCTGGATAGGCGTAAGGCCCTTGCCTCAAATCCGTACTGGTGCTTAGGCTTGGCTGGCTCAATCTTTTGCGCTGTGTTGACATCAGCCATGGCAACCGCAACCTGTCTGCCGATCTTACCCATCAACCCTGCGACCATCCCTGCATTTTCCAGAGGTATTGCCAAGCTCACAATTGCCTCGTTCGTACCAGCCCGAGTGCGAACAGCATCGATTGTCATTACCACCGCTTTATCGTTCATAGCTTAATCACCTCGCCCCCATTTTTCTTAAACTCTTCTAGTTCCGACTCAATCCGTTCTGAAAGTTTGTGCTTCTTGTGCTTACTGACCTTTTTGTGTTCAGAATGAACCACATTGAATCTTTTATGTTCTTCAATCCTATTCTTTTTAGCATTTCTTAAATGACATCCACACGATCTTTTGCTTGTCCACCCGCCATGTAGCGATCTAGTTTTAACAGTTAATACCGAACCGCACCTACACCTGCAGTCGCAGTATTTTTCGTTGTCTTGAATAAACGGCTTGCCTATCACTGTAAGCCACCCGCACTTGTCTCCAATCTTTGGATCACCCTTACCCTTGCTCATCGTACTCTCCAATAGTAAACGCTATAAACTCAAAACCTTTTTTAACTTTCTCCTTGAGAATCGTTGCCTTGTAAATTCGACAGTCATCAAATTTGTAGTGCTTCTGGAGGATGTCCACAAACGGCTTGATCGGGTTGTCGAAGTCGCAACGAGGATTGCTGAATCCAAACATGAGAGTTATCTCAATCGGCCCTTCAGGGACATCCGATGGCTTGAAGCCCTGCATCGTCAGCGTAAGCAAGACATCACGCTCGTACTTCTTGTACTCTGGTGTCTTGAATCGCTTTCCCTTCCACGCCTGGTTGACCGACAGAGGCTTAATGTGAACGACCTCAAATCTGCTAGGAATCATAATCATCTTCCTGCCCTGTGCTCTCTGAGAGACTTCTCAATCTTGCTGAGTGCGACACACCAGTTGCTTGCGGCCCACGCCTTGTACGATGTTCGCCCATTGCCTTCCTCTGGCATGTTGTCTATCAGCATCTTTGTCATTTCTGGAGTCACCTTGCCCTGTGGAGCGCGGCGCATCATTGGGTTCATAATCATTTTAACCATGTCTTGCATTTTAACTTTCTCCTTTGGTTTCGCCTATCTTAGCCTTGATGTCGTAGAGGACATCTTTTCGTGTGTCGTAGCAGTTAGCATAATGTGTCTCACCAACAGCCACCAAAAGCTTGCAGTGGTTTGAGTGTAATCCTATCGCATTCGTTACCGCAAAGCAGATGACAACTCCCAACGCGAATGCAAATATTAGACCACCGACTGTCCTGCTGTGTTCGCTCTTCATAGGTCAAACACCCCTAGCTTTGCCGCGATCCATACAAGAATGATCCATATACCAAAAACTAATACACCCATCATAATCTCCCTCTTCACTTAAGAATTAAAAACTTGAATCGATTCGTTGGGTAGAGGCAAACTTCCATAGCGCGATCAGCACTACGCTCCTCTACTCTTCTTTTCATCATACGAGAACCAGTAAAGCCATTGATGTCTATCCATCGCGGCACATCCTGCATCCACTTTACAATAAACAACGCTGGTAAGCACATCGCTTCCGCGCATTCCTGCATCTTCGTGACCTTCTGCTTATCCAAGAACACTGTGTCGTATTGGTTTATGCGAACGTCTGGTCTGTGTCGAAACTCCGCGATGGCTACTGCCTTCTTGAATCCGTTGTCACCTGGCCTGGTTATCAAGTAATCAAACTTACTAAACTCAGGCATCATGATTACCCCAACCGACAACCTCTTCTCCAAAGCAAAAGCCACATCCTCTTCTACCCTTTTAGCTGTTTCTACGTTCCTGTTTGCGTTTATCATTTGGCCCTGCTCGATTTAACCAGGTTGATAACCATAACCCGATGCGATTTGATCGACTCACGATACTCTTCTGGCTGTTCCATGAGCCACTTCTTAAATTCTTCACCGCTCCTGATTCTCGCGGCCTTGGCGTTTAGCTGTGGGTCGTGCTTCATGAGCCACAGAATCCTGAATCACAGCCGAACATATCATCCTGTAGAGGCGAGTAATCACCCCCACCCCTGTCAGCCCTTTCTTTGACTTGGTGAATGCCTCTCGCACCACCCATCCGATGCGGCCTAAACATAAATTTTGACTTCCCGCTCTTTTTACCAACGCCTAACACAACCTCTAACTCATGTACCTTTTGAACGTCTGTGTCGGTTAGTGCTTGTAGGTCTTTAATCGTTGCGTTTACGCATGGACTGCACTCAAGCGACCTGTGGTGGAGTACCTCAAAGCCTGCCCTATCCAGCAACGCATCCCTATCAAATAAACTCATTTTTGCCAACGGACTATGCAAGGGCCTGCCACCATGATTTGGTGACTCATCTATCCAAACAGGCCAATCCTTTCTTCTTTCTGACTCAAGCCTCATCACACCCACAAGGCATGTAGCTTTCTTGAGTGGGTCAAAACTCTCCATCCACTCCATAGCAGGCTCAATCTTCAGTATGTAAGAGCAAAAAGCCATACCGTTTGCAGGAAATGCTTTTTTTCGTTTTGCCATTGACTCAAATCCTTCGCTTTCGATTGTGTGAAAAGTGCCGCCAGAAGCCTCAACCCATTGCTTAACTCGCTCAACCCGCTCTGGCCAATCATCAGATGACCACTTGGTGTCGCTGTATGCCGCATGAATTTCTGGTAGCTCTTGCTCAAAGGCCCATTGCAGTAGCGCGATTGAGTCGTTGCCGCAACTTGTGAATACAATATTCATACAGACCCCAAAGCATGGCGCATCTTGGCTAACTCTTCGCTTGCGGTTTCATCAGAACACCTTGTTGGTATCTCTGTCGCTTGCTCTGGCAACGCCTTCACTGGCTCAAAGTTTTGTTCGCTTCCAATGGTGTCATTCAACGCCTCCTCAAACTCTTCCTCGTACATGCCTTTGATCAGGGCCATGAGTTGGCTTGTTTGCAAATTCATCATCTTGTGGTGACCTATTCGTGATCGTATTCGGTAGCTAACAAGGTCAGTGTTCTTGTCTGTGAGTATCCTAGCCTGAGCCGCTTCGAGGGTCGGTAAGTCGCATGCAAGACGAAGGAACTCATTCAGCCTAGGTGTCCACTGGTTCAGATTCTCCACTCGCTCGATACCGCGATCTATTTGGTTCTGAGTAAGATAACCAATCTTGTTTGCCCACTTTTTTGCGGCAGTCTCGAGAGCATCGTCTGTCTTGAAGTTATTCGTAAACGACTGCTGAAAATTGATCGAGAACGACTTGAATACCTGACGAACCTTTTCGTGTGCGGCCTGTGTGATTTGAGTTTCTTCAAAGTCATTAGCTGTTGAGGATTGCACTGAGCGCATCGAACTTGCCATTATTTTTTGAATATCTTGTGCCATTATTTTTCTCCAATAGTTTTTCTGGAAATAAACCCATCCAGTTTTGTCTGATTGATTCGTCCACCGATGCCTGCTGAACATCGTGTGGGAATGTTGCCAGGTTCTCTGCCTGCTTTGGTGACTTGTACTTAGCAATCTTTCTGTCTGATCGATACTTCTGCCACTCTTCCCATGCCGTTAAATTCAAACCAACAATAGATTCATAATCAACAACTGGCGCATTTTTGCGCCTCTCTTTTACTTCTTTATCATTCTTATCATTCTTGTTAGTGGTTGGTTGCTGGTGGTTTGCTGGTGGTTTGCTGGTGGTTTGCTGGTTATTTTTCTGGTTACTGTCTTGGTAGTCATCGTAGTTAAGTACCGTAAACACTGAGTATTTGCTGAAAGCTTGCTGGTGAAGTTGTTGGTTGGTTTTGAAATGGTGAATGATCGCTCTCAGCTTATTCTCTGTTATGCCAATTTCGGCTGAAAGTTGCTTCCGACCCGAGGCAAATTGACCCCTTTTAATCTTCACGATCTGGTTGCCACACATCCACTCACCATCCTTGTGATTGGCCCTCATTAATAGGTGTACCCATGTCGCAACGTACTCTGGCTTAGAGTACCAAGCTGACTTCGTCATCTTCCTGTGTAATTTAATCCACCCTGCAGACACCGCAACTCTCCTAAATTTTGAGTTAAAAAAATGCCCACCCCTTGAGAGAGGTGAGCCAAATCACCATCGGAGGATAATGATCATGCCGCAGACTGCTCAAAGAAGTCATACGTTATTCGTTCGTCCACTTGGACTAGTTTGCGAATGGTTTTCCATCCTGCATTGCGATGTTTGTTGGCTACCTGGCTTAGGTACGCAACGGACGTTTCAGCCTTTTCAGCAAGAAGTTTTTTCTCTTCTGGAGAGAGGCCGACCCAGTGGGATTTGAAGTTTTGTGTTTTCATCTGCGAAGGTTAGCATCTGCTACGAATAGATGCAACAGCTATTTTTTATAGTGTCCCTTAGTGTCCCTTAGTGTCCACTAATGACCACTAATGACCACCACAACAAATCGGCTATTTATTGTGGTTGACTTGTGATGGCTAAAAATAAACCGCAAAAGCTATTGCAAGACCAGTTAGCATTTGCTATATTCCGTTTCAAGCAGTACCCAAAAATAATTTTTAAATCGGAGAATAAAATGAGCATAGACAATGAAGCGTTTGGTGACGAAGATTTGATTGACGTTAGCGATGTCAAATTCACAGGTGAGCAGTATGCCGACCAACTCACAGATGCGGTTGACAGGTTCAATGAAGAGTTGGGTGATCTGGCAAACAGCGTAAACGAGATTGGTTCACACGAATGGAATCTCGAGGCGGCAGAACTTTACAAAAACCTCAAGGTCTACGCTGAAGAGCAGGCACAAGAGTATGCAGAGGACAGCCACGTTGTAGTGACTAGATCGCTGTCTACTTTCCCATCAATCAGAAGGAAATTATCATGAAGCAAATGGCAAAGAAAATTACACACGAATCTCAGCGCGTTAAACTCAAGCCAATAGTCGAACGTGACTATCGAGTTTGGGTGGATGCAGTTCTTTTAATAATTGGTCTAGTAGTAGTAGGCACAGGATGGTGGATATAATGAATCAGATACAGGCAAAAAATAAAGAAGTGCTAGTTAAGAAGGTTTTTGATCAAGAGAGCATAAAAGAACAGCTATCAAGCTTGCTTCAAGGAAACCCTCGGAAGATGGAAGCATTCAAGACTCGCATTCTTCAGATGAGTACGACATTCGGTTTATCGAACTGCACTCCAGAATCAATCATCAACTGTGGTTTGAAGGCACTCACCTTAGACCTGCCTTTAGAGTCTGGTCAAGGATACATTGTGAACTATGGCGGCACTGCTCAGTTTGATTGTGGCTACAAAGGATGGCAGGTGCTTGCCAAACGTGCTGGTTTTTCAGTGCAGGCAGACGTTGTGTATGAGTGTGACCAATTCCACCAGGATGGGTTTGGCTTTGATCGTAAGATGTCCTTTGTTCCAGATTGGAGCAACCGAAAAGGCTCGGACGATAAGTGGGCGAAAGACAATTTGACTGGAGTCATCGTCAGCATTCGTGAGGATGCGACAAAGCAAGACACCATGGCATTCGTGCCTGCGGACATGATTTTAAAGATTGTTGGTTCATCGCCAAGTGCTGGCAAAAAAGACAAGAACGGAAGGATGCACTCCCCTCACGACAATTGGGCAGAGCAGATGTTTGCGGCTAAGGCTATCAAGCAGGTCTTGAGTAAGTTTGCCATCGACATCGCTGAGTCTAGCCAGCTTGCTGAAGCTGTGGAGATAATGAATCACACAGAATCTCAGGCTCAAGCACCAGCAGGGCCAGAGCCGTACACTGACGAGCGTCTTGATACAAACTATCATGCCTGGGTCGCGGCTGTTGAGTCAGGAAAGAGAACTGCGATGTCTATCATCACACAACTATCGAACACATACTCACTGACAGAAGATCAGATGTCTAAGGTGTACCAGCTGATTAACCATGAGCCAATTGTGGGCGAAGTGGTTGACGCTGAACAACAAGGCGAAGTCGAGCATAGCTTTATTTCAAGAATGCAGAAAGCTACAACCCGCGATGAACTTGATTTGTTGTTAGCTGATTCTGACGACCCTGAGTTAAGCGATGAAGAACGAGAGCAGATCAAAGCTGTTCATGGCCAACGTGTAAACGAGTTAATGGAGTAAATCATGCTATCTGAACAATTACTAATAGACCGCGCAGGCAACTTCACAGCATCAGAGAATCATCGATTGATGGCAGGGTGGGATGCGCCAGAACCAGGCAGAGCCTTTGATAACTTCAAGCCAATGTTTGACTTCATCAAGCCGAAGTTTGATCAAGGCACGACCAAGTTTTTGGTGGGGGACTTTGATGGTGTTTTTGATTTTAAAGTAAGCGGCAAACTTATTGCTGACACCTTGGCTGTGATAAAATACGACATCCCACCAACAGGTCTTGTGACGTATGCACAAGAGAAGGCAATGGAGACATTATTTGATCCAGACCCATCGCTGTTCTTTAAGACTCAGCACACGATCAATGGCGAAGAGCGAGAGCTAGAGTGCATGCAGTTATTGGCGAAGGCGACAGGCTTGAACTTCTCAAGCATCGGAGAGCAACAGGTACACATCCACTCAAACGAGATTGGCTGTACTCCAGATGGGGTTGTATTGGACGATCTTGACTTGGTGGACACAGGTGCAGAGGTTAAGTGTAAAAGCCCCCTGGTGCATGCTAGAAACTTGTTAATCAACACAAACCAAGACTTGCTTGAGGAATGCTTTGATCACTACGTCCAAATTCAGACAGCCATGCTCGTTACTGGAGCGGATCACTGGCACTTTGCAAACTTCAATCCGTTCGCAAAAACAACACCGTTGATGTTCAAGAACATTGTCATCGAGCGAGATAATGACTTCATCAAAATTCTAAACAACCGAATCGAGAAAGCCAAAAAAATTAAGGCTGGGTTTCTCTACAAGGTTATCAACGCAACAACACCAACAGGAGCGGCATAATGGGCTACAAGTTAGAGAAACGAGAAAAAGAGTTACCACCAGAAGATTACAAGAGCAGTTTGGCTGTGGCTGAAGAACTAATGGCTCAAGGCAGAGCGGCAGACGAGTGGGTTGATGGTTCTGGTGATCTTTCTATAGAAGGCTCAGAAGTAATAGAGGTTTTGGTCAAAGACCTGATCGCGGCAAACGAAAAAATTCACGCATTAACTGGAGAGTAAAATGTCAAACGGAATAAATAAAGTCATACTTGTGGGTCGGTTGGGAAACGACCCCGAGGTTAGATACACACAGTCTGGTAGCGCGATAGCATCGATAAGCGTTGCTACTTCCGAGGCATGGAAGGATAAGCAAACTGGTGAGAAACAAGAGCGTACAGAATGGAACAGGGTTGTAATGTTCAATCGGCTTGGTGAGATTGCAGGGGAGTATCTGCTTAAAGGCTCTCAGGTGTACATTGAGGGTAAACTTCAAACGCGCAAGTGGCAGGACAAGAGTGGTAATGATCGGTACACCACAGAGGTTGTGGCAAACCAAATGCAGATGTTGGGTGAGAGAGGCAATTCTTCTGGACAACCCCAGGCAGGCAGAGAGCATGGTGGCTACAACCAGCAGAACCCAACAACAGAAACAGCACAGACCAGTGAGGCATCAGGCCCATCTTTAGATGGATTTGATTCCGATATACCTTTTTATTGATACATAACTCTAGCATAAAGAAACAAAACACGAACATAAACGAACAGGAGAGAGATTGTGATGGAAATATTAGGATTTATTGTTGTTTTTCTGACAGGCTTATATTTTCTGCTGGTGTTTTTCTACTTATTTTATACCTCTGAACTTTTGGGTGGTGGGTCTTTAGCAATCTTAGTTCCACTAGGTATAGCCTTATACCTGTTTTACATTGCTTATCACTTTAGCCCCTTCGCCATTGTTGTGAAGTAACCACACTAACCATTTTGCATGAATTTTGAACGGAGTGAGTATGAGTAACGAACAAAAGATAGCACTAATCAAGGTGAAGCAATGAGCGAAATAAAACTAATAACTATTACCATTGAAGGTGAAACGGCTACAGGAAAAACGGCTGTCTTAGCCTCTATAAGAGACATGTTAACCGAGAAAGGGTATTGCGTCACCTCACCAGATAAAGGGCAGGTACTAAATCCTTCGGACAACCTTGAGCAGAGTGAGGCATGGGAAAAGCCAAAAATGCATAAAACTGTTTTTGCACTCACTGAAAGAAACTTACGAGGGAGAATTAAAAAATGAGCGACAAAGACGAATCAATGGCTGAGCTATCAAAGCTAGGCCAAGAGATAGACGCGGTAGTGGGCGACCATAATCCGATGATTAAGCCTGAATATGTAGGCAGAGATTACCCATTGCTAGACAAGGTGATATGGATTATAAAAGAGAAGGCTTTTAAAGCTGATAGTCTAGCTTTTGAGTATCAGGGAACGCATGTCGAGAAGATTTATCAGCAATGGCACGCTGATCTTAATGATGCAATTAAACAAATCAAAGCAATCAAAGCTAAGTATGAGGTGAGCGAGTGATTATATTTAACAACACAGACTTAAACAGAAGCAGGGCTGAGATTTTAATCACAGTCTACCTGATTCGAAGCAATCTCAAAGAAAACATTGTGAGTATTAACGGCACTCACTACGAGTTGCTTCGTATAGATAATCGAGCTTACCAAATTAGGGAGAGAGCGAGTGAGTAGGCATGATGAGATGAGGGAGCAGGTGATTGCTTTTCACAAGGCGAACCCAAAGGTGATGGAACTTTTTTCCAAATTCACTTTTGAGTTGATTGACAGGGGGTTCAAGAACTACTCAGCACAGCATGGGGTGTTCGCTCGGATTCGATGGGAAACAGATCAGGCTGACACCAACGGTGGCTCTACTTTCAAAGTCAATAACAACTACAGCGCATTCTACGCTAGAGCATGGATGAAAATGAATCCAGAGCATGATGGTTTTTTCAGGACTAGAAAGCAGACTAGTGAGGATGAGCCAGCAACAGGTCTTGATCCTCTAAAGCCTGACCATTTTGACTTAATCTAGGAAAAGATATTTTCTGTCACCAGTAGTTATCTCAATGCAGTCGCTTGGAATGCTTATTGATTGATCTTTGGTGACTCGGGCCACAAAGCTATCAAACTGAGAGGCGACATCGCAACCCCATTCTTCAACTTGCTTGCGGTAGTTGTGCATGCTTGCATTGGTTCGCAGGCCGATGTCAGGCTTGACAGGGAAAGGCAACAAACTTGCTTCGCTCGGATAGATCGATGGCTTGTTCTCGATAACTGTCACAAGGTCTTTGCTGGCACAGCTAGTCAATGTCGCTAGGGTAAGCAACGCGACCCCAATTTTTGACATATTCTGTATACTCATTCTTCACCTTGTAGTAAGAGTTTCGCCAATGCTCACGCCTATCTTCTGCCGCCTTTGCCGATTCTTTAATCGCCTCAAAACTTTCTTGGATATTCTCAATCTCAACCTCATGCTTTTTTTGTGTGATGGCTAACTCTTCCTTTGCCTCGTCATAGCCGTTAGCCCTGTCTAGAACGTC